CCGGGATCATGATAGAGGGCACTGACCTCGACCACCGCGTCCGCCACCTCGCGCACTGCGATGACGCGCCATTGCGCCACCTCCTCCTCGGCGTCGGCATGGCACAGCGCGACCGGCGCCCCGACATCGGGGCCGGCCGGCATCGGACTTTCGGCCGGGGTGCGGGATCGTGTTTGGGGCGCGGAGTGGGGCGCGGTTTCGGCAAGCCGCACCTCGACCGCGCCGCCATGCCAGCGTGCTGTCGCCGGCGCGGCGGCCACCGTGCCGTCCGCCGTCTCATAGCGGACGATGACATCACGCCGGCGTGCCAGCTGCCGCCGCCAGTCCTCCCCGGGGTCACCGGCCAGGGTGATCACCCGCCCGGCGGCCGAGGCCGCGGCAAGAACCAACATTGTGCGCGGATTGCGGGTGCTGTCGGCAATCAGGATGACATCACCGGGGCGTACCGGGTTTCCGGCGAAATGATCAAGGCTGGCGCGATAGCTGACGGCACGCTGCTGGCTGCGCGACGTCTCGACCAGCCAGCGGGCGTGCCGACGGGCCTCGGCGCGCCGCCCGCAGCCGGCGAGGAACACCTCGTTGCCGCGATAGCCATGGCGCTGCAGGGCGATGTGATCCACCGCCGTCTCGACGCCGATCTGCCCGCCTTCCTGCTGATCATGGAAGCTGACAACAGCATGGCTGAACCTGGCGGAGCGCGCCGGCCCATGGTGGACGAACTGGCCGTCGATCACCGTGCGCGGCGTGACCAGCGCCACCGGGTCCGACGGCGCGTCACAGGCAAAACGCAGCCGTCCGCCGGACCAGAAGAACATCACATGGATGGCGGCGCACAGCTCGGCAAGCTGAACCGCTGCCCGCGCCCGCCGCCGCAACACCAGATTGAAGGTGAAACGCGGCGCGCCATCCACCATCTCGTCACAATATCGCGCGACCCGGTACAGATCGAATATGTCGAGGCTGGCGGCGGCGAGCCCAAGCCCCCAGTCGCGATCGGTCAGGATGTCATGGATCACCCAGGCCGGATTGTCGCTCCAGGCGGTCTTGAAGCTGCCGTTCCAGATGCCGTCATAGCGCCGTGTCAGCGGATCGTAATTCACCGGCACCCGCACCTCGCGCCCGCGCAGCGCAAAGCCGAGGCGCGGCACCCGCCCGCCAAAAGCCTCGGACCGGAAGCTCAGCGCCGCCGTCGCCATCCGGTCATAGCGCAGCCTGTCGAACCGAAGCCAGGTCAGTGAGGAGATGCGGGCGTCATCGACAACGCGGCTGGTCGCGGCCTGCGGCGTCTGGCGGGTGACGCGAAACCGGCGGATGGTCTCGCTCTGGTCGAAATGCAGCTCGAAGGGCATTTCGAACGGGCCCGTCTGCTTGTGGGTGATGGTGGCGACATGAACCTGCTTCCAGCGGCCGGCCAGCCGGACATCGAAGCGCAGCCTGACCGTGCCGGCGCTGATCTCACGGTCGCCTCGGCGCACCAGACCGCGCGGAAAACCGATGGTGATCCGCACCGCATCGGCGCCGCGGCGCGACGCCTGGCGCGGCACATTGTGGCGCAGGTCCCGCCCGTCGGCGACGAAGCTCTCGATGGCGTTGAAGCCGTCGAGCGGCGGCGGCGCCTGGTCCGGGCCACCCTGGGTGACCGCCATGGCAACCCCGTCGAAATTGCGCGTTCCATCGGCGTTTTCCAGCGGCACATCATCGAGAAACACTGATTTCGCGCCGTCCACCAGCCCGGCAATCGGGCCTGCCGACAGCAGGCACAATACCCGCGCGGTGCCGGTTGACCGGATGCTGTCTGGCGCTTCGATCAGCCGCGGCGGGCTGACAAAGCCGCCGGCCTTGCCACCCTGCCCGCGCCAGCCGCCTGTTCGGGTCGCGGGCCGCGTCATGGCTGCATCACCGCGACCGTCAGCCCGGCCGACACCACCGGCGGCGCGCTCAGCCGCACCGTTCCATAGACAAGCGGGATCGCCGCCCCCTCGCCTGTCGGCTCGTCCGGCGCGACGCCGGTGCTGGGCTCGCCGGCCGGCCGACGGATCTGCGGCGACAGGGCCTCGCTGGCCCCGGACAGCAGCAACAGCGCGCCGGCGCCGCCAAGAAGCCGGCTTCCCAGCATGCCGCCGAATTCAGCGCCGGCGGCCCCGGCGATGCCCTCGCCAAGCCCTGACAACCCGCTGGTGATGCCGGCCTGCACCCCCGGAACAAAGGACAGGCCGAGAAGCGTCAACCCCAGAAGCATCTTGCCCTCGCCGCGTGCCGCCCCGCTGCGGGCCGGTGACAGGTGAAGCTCGGCCTCGTCAAAGGGCAGGTCGATCATCGCCCCGCCAATCGGGCGGCGTCGCGGCCCGGCGGCAAGCTCGAACCTGCCGCGGCGCAGCATCGCCGCCAGCCCCGGGGCCTGCGACGCGGCGGCACCGATCATCGCCAGCGGCGTCTCCAGCCGGAATGCCGGGCACGGGCCGAAGCGGCGAAGAGCGCCATGCAGATGGAGCGTCTTGCCGGTCATATCCTGTCTCCTTCTGGCATCGGCGTGATCTCCGGATGGCGCGCCCAGAAACGGATGTAGCGCCGCCAGCGTTCGACAGGCTCGCGGCGTGGCAGCCGTGCGGGGTCGTAGCCGGCGCGGCCCGCCGGATGATGCAGCACCAGCCCGTCACCAAGATGAATCAGCGCATGGTTGATCACATCGCCAAGCACCGCCGCCAGCGCCACGTCGCCGGGCGCGATCCGGGCCTCGGCAGGCAGCCGCCGGAACCCCGATTGCGGAAAATGCGCGCTGTAAATGTCATCCTCATGCTGCCACCATTGCCAGCTTCGCGGCCTGTCGATCAGCGTCAGACCATGGGTTTCGGCAAACCAGTCGCGCACCAGCGCGTAGCAATCCGTCACCCCGTGCCGGTAGCCGCGCGTCATCAGCGGCTGGGCGATCCCGCCGCCAAACCAGAACAGGCCGGCATGCGGCTGTCCCGCCGGAAGGACGATCCCCCAGACGACATCATCCATCTGTGCCTGACGCAGATCCTCGGCCGAGGGCCAGGGTGGCCCGTCGGGATGCGAATGCACCACCGCCAGAACGCGCCCCAGCCCGGCCACCGCCGCGACGTCGATGATGAAATCGCGCCGCGGTGTCGATGATGTGTTGGCAAGCCGGTGATAGGCCGGGGCGCCGCCCTTGCGGCCAGCGGCAACCACGCCGCAGATTTCGCGCCGGCGGTCATCATTGGCATGGGCCATCACAGCCCTGTCGATCGCCGCCCCGAACGGGCGAAGGGGGGAAAGCGTCATCTCTGATCCTCGGCCTAGAGGCGTGTCAGCCCGGGAAACCCGACAAAGGGCAATGGGCCGGCAAAGCGTCTCTTGCAGCCTTGCCGGAGCGACAGCGCGCACACGTCACGCGCCGGGTCGGCGGTGGCCTCGCCCTCGGCGGTGAAATACCGGGCACCGACATAGGGGCAGGTCACGCCGGCATAGTCGAACCGCCGCTGCGCGGCGTCCCATCTGCGATAGCGGTGCTGACACAGATCGCGCAGCATCACGCGTTCCGGAAACCGCCTGTTTTCGAGGCTGGCCTCGGCGGCCAGCTCCAGGCGCAGCATCTGCCTGTCAAGCCGCACCACCTGTTCAATGATCCAGCGTTCCGGTGGAAAACAGGCGCCGCCGCCGCTGCCATGCGGGGCATCGAGCTGGTCGGCAAGCGTGATGATGCGGCGCACGGCGCGGCCACGCAGCCCGTCATCCGCGACCGCCCCGTCAAACAGGCGTGACAGATTTGACAACTCGATCTGCGGGTGCGCCGGCGGCCCTTCGGCCGTCCAGGCGAACCCCTTGGCCGCCAGGGGAAAGGCAGCATAGCTTTCGCCGCCGAACCGCGCCGCACCACCGCCGGCCTGCCCGGCCAGAAACCGCAGGGTGGTGCGTCCCGTATCGATGGTGAACAGGGTGACAAGCCCGCTCAATGTCTCGCCGCGGACCGCCGCCCGCGCAAGGCCGGAAGGGGTCGGGTGCGGGGACGCGGCGCTCATGACCCGGCCCTCGCCGCCATGCCGGTCTCGACAAACCTGGCGGCGACATGCGCCATGCTTGCGCTGACCGGCGTGACCTGCCAGGCGGCGCACAGATACCGCCCGGCAACACCGCCCGGCGGGGTCCACAGGAAGGCGGTGACACCGCCATGCGATTCCAGGAAACTGTCAATGCGGCCGACATCGACGCTGGCAAGGTGGGAGAAGACAAGCTGCCATTCGCGCCCCGGCACCGCCCCGGCGAAGCGGGGCATGCGCTGCACCGCCCCCTCGCCGAAGCGCACCTCGAGAACATCCATCCGCCGGCGCAGTGCCGAGGACCGGCTTGGCGCGATATCGGGGAACCGCCGCATCATCCGCCCCCCGCCCTGCCGGCCGCCAGCATGCCGCCGTCACGAAGCTGCGTACGAAGCCGCTCGGTGACCGCCTGGTCGAGCGCCTGGTCAAGCCCGCGCGACAGCAGGCTGGCAAGCGCCAGCCGCGCCTCCTCCGTCAGCCCGTCGCCGGCTGAACCTGCGGCCTCGTTCGCATCGCCACCAAGGGTCAGATTGATGATGACCGGGGGGGCGGCGCCACCGTCGCTTCGCACCCCGAGGCTGCCATCGGCAAGCCGTGTCAGCGGCAATACCGCCTCCGGCCCGGCCTCGCCGCCAAGCGCCAGGATCTGTGCCCCGTCGATCACACCGCCACTGGCAAGTTTCGGCAGTGACAGCATTCCGCCAAGGAGATCACCGCCGGCGGCGCCCACCGTCTGCGCCAGAACCTGCGGCAGAAACTGTGACAGCGCGCGGGTCAGCATGCTTTCCATCTGCGTCTCGATGGCGGCGAGGCGGCGCTCGACAAGCCGTTCAAGCCCGCCTTCGCCAGACAGTGCCCGCAGCAGCGCGGCAAGGTCGCGCTGCAGGCGCGCCTCGGCCGATGCGGATGACCGCCGCGGCGCCATCAGGCCGGCCCCGCCGTCTGCCGGAACTGCAGCAGCCCGGCCGGCCCAGTCTCGGCCTGCATGCCGAGATGGATCAAGGTCGGCCCGCCCGACGCATCGACAATCTCGCGCCGCTCGGTCACCTGCAGGCTTGAAAAGGACAGGGTCATCCGCTTGCCGCCGCCATCAAGGGCCAACGTCGCCGCCAGCCGGTCCGCCAGGCCGGTGCTTCGCGCCGCGTCATTCGCCAGCAACCTGATCGCAAGACGCGCCACGAGCCGCCCCGGGGTGATCATCTGCGGGGTGTCGGCGGCAAGCGCCACATGCGGGCGCATCCCGTCGCGGAACAGCTCGACCTCGACCCCGGCCAGAAACAGCGACGACAGGGTTCGCCCGCCGGGCGGGCGAAGCGCCAGTCCATGCGGCGGCGGGGCCGGCCGCATCGCCGCCCGCAGCGTGGGAAGGGACGAGACTGTCAGCGGTCCGCCATGGCGCCGCTCGGCGCCAAGACAGTCCACCGCCATCACCATGCCGCCACCGGCACCCGCGAACAGCCGCAGCCGCTGGATCCGCAAGCCCGTGTGAAGCTGCCAGCTGTCGCGGTCGGCAAGTCTTCTGATGAAGGAGACCGAGGCGGCCTCGCCGCCGCCATCGGCCCGCAGGGTGCCGGTTTGCGCCGCGCCGCGCCCGGTGACCGTCCAGCCGCCGCCGGTGACGAGCGGCATAAACCGGCGCAGTGCCGCCCCATCCGCCACCAGGCTGAACCGCCCCTCGACCTGGGTGCGCACCAGCTGTCGCGGCGGCGCGATCTGGTCGGGCACAAGAGCATGCCGGCCCGCATACTGGCCGATCACCTGGAAATCCTCGGACAGCAGCCGCAATCTGGCAAAGCGCTGTGGCGGCTGGTTCCAGGCGGCCTCGGTGGCGATTCCGCAGGCATAGTCACGCGCGCTTCGCATCAGGCTGTCCCCGCGGCGCCGACCCGCCATTCGGTGAAACCGATGTCGGTATCGATCACCCAGAGCTGGCCCACCTGGCGTCCCGGGGTCACGGCAAGCCCGCCAAACCTGACCGTCTCGCTTCCGCCGAAGGACAGGCCGCTGTTCAACGCCTCGATGATGGCATCGCCGGCCGCGCTCCCGGCCCCGGCCGGCACGGCGATGGTGATGCCAAGCCTGCCCAGTCTTGGCAGATGCGCGCCAAGCCCGGCCTCCGCCTCCTCAAGCCCGATCGACAGGCGCAGATAGCCGTTTTCCAGCGCCGGCCCGCGCACCGGCTGGTTGTCGTCAAACAGGGTCAGCCTCCCCGGCGCGGCGGCGGCCACAAGCCGCCTGATATCGGCGCGCAGCCGCGTTGTCATGGCAGGTCTCCCTGATGGTTCGCAAGTTGCAGCTGATAGAAGCCGGGGCCGGCGGCACCGGCCTGTCGGTCACGCTCGCCAAGCGGCATGGCGCTCCGCACGATCCAGCGCGCTTCGCCGGCAAAGATCATCTCGCCTTCCTGCGGCCTTGCCTCGCCGGCCGGCAGCATGGCCAGCGCCTCGGCGCTGATCCCGTCAGCCGGCAGGTCGCTATGCTTGATCGGGGCGAGGTCGCTGACCAGCAGACGGATGCGCGGATCACCGGCACGGCCGAGGGTGGCCGCGCGGCCATAGCGGCGCAGCGCATCGGCGATCCGTGATGCCGGGATCAGTGTCATACCCGCGCCACCCTTGTGGCCATGCCGGTCCGCAGATAGGGTGCCAGCAGGGCCTTGATCTGGCCACCGGACCGGCCAGCAGCCTCATATTCAACGGCGATGCCGCCGATGCGCTCGCGTTTCACCTCACCCTGCAGACCAACCAGCCGCGCCGCGGCGGCGTCACCCTCCAGCAACGCCAGCGCCAGTTCGAAATAGGCCTGGCGCACCGCCAGCGGCAGACCATCGGCAAGCACCGCACCGCCACCGACACCGACCCGTGGCCAGGCCCGCGGCTGCGCCGCATCGGCAGGCTGGCCGCGAAAGCTGAACTGCCCGTCAAGCCAGTCCGCCGCCCGGATCAGGGCGGCATGGCGCGCCGCCGCCGCCGCCGCGGACCAGCCGGTGCGGCCCCGCGCGGCGAACCATCCATCGGCGCTGGCAAGATCGGCATAGGCGTTGACGCCAGGCCGCGCTATTTCGGCGATACCCGTCATCCTCCCGCGGTGCCTTCGCCTGCCAGCAGGCATTCCGAGAGCGTCAGACACGGGCGCAGAACGGCGTTGCCCCGCGCCAGCCGCCAGTTGCGAAACCGCCGGCCGGCCAGGCGCCGATACTGGCCGAATGTGACCAGCACGGTCTGCTCGGTACGGCAGTGGCGAAGCAGCACCGTCTCATTCTCGAGACGATCAGCCATGAATGGCCACCATCAGCTCCGGCCGCACCAGCTTCACACCCCAGAGGATGTCGAACTCCCACATGGTCTGCTTGTACTGGCGGGTCACCTCCAGACGCAGCGACAGGCCGGTCTCCGGGTCGCTGACACTCATGATCTGGCCATTCGCGCCGCCTTCCAGACCTGCCGCCGCCAGCGGCCGCATGGCCAGCGCCACCGCATCGCGGTGCATCACCACCCCGACCCGGTAGGGCCGTTTGACCACCACCTCGTCGTCTGTCGCGATCCGCGTTCCGAAGGCCGGCGACACCGTGACCGTGCAATGCGCGCCGCCATTGGCGGCGCTGGTGGCGGTGATCTGGTGTTCGGTTGCCTGCTCGCCGCTGCCGACGAGGATGACATCGCCGATCCGTGTCCTGGCGAAGGCCAGCTTCAGCTCGGCGGTGGTGGCACGGGCATTGACCGTGGCCTGCACGCCCACAGTGGCGATCTCGGCCCTGTTGCGCGGCAACAGGTCGTTGCTGA